ACCACTAAAACAAAAGGTGGTCTATTACTTTCTGAAAACCAAAGAGACGATATTAGGTACATAGAAGCTGAAGTATTATCAATCGGTACGGAAGTCGAAGGTGTTAAAGAAGGAGATTCTATATTTTACGATCGGCATGCTGGTCATAAAATAGAAATTAGTAAAGAAACGTATCATGTTATTAAATTGCAGGATATAGTTGTTGTTCTATGAAAAGGCTAGAGGCAAGCGACGTTAGAGAATTAAACTTGCTAAAACACTATCGGATAATAAGGAAGTGGGCTTGTAAGAACAACAACCTTACAGATGCAGATCTTGAATTATTAATATATTTGGACTGTATGGATTTGTTTACTAAAAACGATTATCAAATGGGTACTTATGCATATAGCTGGGATAACAAGCGTTGGAATAAATTATTAAAGAACGATTGGATTGTAGTCTGGCGTAAAAGAAATCACACTACTCAAAAATACCATATATATAAAGTTTCTTTTAAGGGTAAACAAATGATAAGCAGGATATATCGTATTATGCTTGGACTTGATGATATACCCACAAACGAAAGAAGAAATCCAATAATGAAAGGTAAAACATATACTGATACTGTTTTAATAACAGCAATACATAACGTAAACAAAGATAAAAATAGATAACTATGCCTGCATACAAACAAGACATGAAAGCTACGGCTGGAAATGCACCGACTAAAATGATAGACCCTATGACTGGGATGCCAGCTCAAACTTCAATGGTCCCTCCCGCGCCACCGGCTCCTAGCAATACATTAGGTATGGCTGCTCCGGTATTTAATGATAGTGTTTCTCAAACAGCACAAAATATTTATGGTACTCCTGAACAACGCCAAATGAGCGTTGGTGATAGAGCACCTCTTTATTTTAAAGATCAGAATGATGATGGTAAGATTACCAGAGCTGATGTTATAAAAGCAAGAATAGAAGGTTATAAAGATTAATAAATATAAACTATGAAAATTACAAAAACTCCAGCAGTTCAAAAAATAGAGAATCACGGTATGACCGGGGCTAATGCTTTGTGGGATGGGCCTTTAGATACAACAGGTTTCCCAATGGGTAAAGGCTCTAGCAGCGGTAAAGATGGTATGATTTTAAGTATGGATAGACCTACTTATACTGATGGCCCTATTACTAAAAAAGCTCAAAAAGGGTCTTAAAAATGCCCGACGTTAAACTTTATGTAATTAACGGGACGTCTCTTGTTTTAAGCATGACTAATATTGATAATACATTAAAAATAGTATTATTATTAGTTACTATTGGATATACTATTCATAAATGGTACGAGCTGGTAAAAAGAAATAAAACTAAGTGATATGATAAGTAAGCATATATCTTATAATGAAGCAATTAGATCTTCAACTGGAACACGGTTAGGTATTGAAAATAAACCTAACGAATATCAGTTGGGAAATATGATTTTAGTTGCTAATAAGATATTTGAACCACTTAGGGAATGGGTTAATGGAAAAATTAGAGTTAATAGTTTTTTTAGGTGTACTGAATTAAATGAAGCTATAGGTGGGAGTTCTAGGTCGCAGCATTGTGATGGTAGAGCAATTGATTTAGATGATACATTTGGGTATAAAACTAATGCTGAAATGTTCCATTATATAAAGGATAATTTAAGCTTTGATAATTTAATTTGGGAATTTGGAGATGATAGCAATCCGGCGTGGGTCCATATTAGCTACGTGTCTGATGACCAAAATAGACAAAAAGTATTAAAGGCAGTAAAAGAAAGCGGAAAAACAATATATAAGATATTTTAAAATGTACGAATCTCCATTAGCTAAGCTTAGAAAAACAACAAAAGGAAAAGGTAGACACTTTTTAACCGCAAAAGAAGGGGCCGGAATGACAGCTGCCGGAAGAGCGGCATATAATAAAGAAACAGGAGGGGACTTAAAAGCTCCACAACCTGGTGGTGGTAAACGTAGAACGTCTTACTGTGCTAGATCTAAAGGACAAATGAATATGCATAATATTGATTGCTCTAAAACTCCTGATAAAAGAATCTGTGCTGCAAGACGCAGGTGGAAATGCTAATTAAAATAAACCATAAAATATTATGAAAAACAAATCACCAATGTTTAATTTAAATAAAGGATATAATACTCCTTTAAACGTAGAAGATGGACTTATTGTTAAAGCTTTTAGAAGCTTAGGCTCAGATTATTCTAAATTTAAAGTACAGCAACAAAGAATTAAAAGTGGTTCAGCTAAAGATCCAAAGCTAGAAGGAGTACCTACTAAAACTCCTGAGTTTTCAATGGGGAATTATGATAAAGCAGCGGCTGATGCTCAATTAAAAAAAGGTCTTGCAGAAACAAAAATGAGTACTGATGTTTCAACCCCAACAGCCCCAAAAGCTATAGAAAAGCCTGCCACTCCTAAGCCAAGAGCAAAAGTAAGTGCCCAGCAAGTAAAATCAAGTGGTACAAAAGATTTAAAAGTATCTGAGGCTAAAGTTGATTCAAAAATAAAGCCAATAGCTAAAGAGGTGGTTAGTTCAAGAAAAAGTAGAAGATTAGAAAAAACAGTTGGAAAAGCTGTTGAGGCTAAAGCTAAAGCTATTGAAGCTATTGAAGGAGTAAAGTCTGCTGTAGGTAAAGACCCGGCTGCTGTTGCAAAAAATCAAGCAAAAGCTTTACAACAGAAAAGAAAGTATGATAGATTAGAAAAAAGAGCTGTACGTATTTCTAATAGAAAATAATTTTAAAATTAATAAAATGGAATCAAAAGGATTAGGTGATACGATTGAAAAAATCACAACTGCTACTGGAATTAAAACAGTTGTAGACAAAGTATCAGAAGGTTTAAATATACCTTGTGGTTGTAGCAAAAGAAAAGAAGCTTTAAATCAAATGTTTCCTTATAATAATGCCGTTCAAACTAAGTAATAAGCCTTATGTTATTGATAACACTCCTATCTACAACGTAGATTTAGAAGATGGTGTATTAGGCAAAGCGGATAGAAACGGCTCTATACTTGTAAATAAAAATGTAGATAATCCTAAACAAATACAAGAAGTTATAGATCACGAAAAAGTTCATATAGACCAAATGAAAAGAGGTGATTTAGATTATAATGATTCTGCTGTATTTTGGAAAGGTAAAAGATACCCAAGATCTAAAATGAAAGAAGGTGATAAAAACCTTCCTTGGGAAAAAGAAGCGTATAACAAAACTAAAAATTAAAACAATGGCATTTAAATTACCAAAATCATCCTGTAAATCTCCTTTAAATTTAGATGATCCTAAGGATAAAAAAATAAAACCTTTTGTAGACCCGGGTGCTCCCGAAGGTTTTGAAAAAGGTCTTTGGAGTGGATCATCAGAAGTTATAGGCACTCCTTATGAAGGTAGAGCCTTTGTAGGAAAAACAGGCACTGATCAAAGACAACCAGTTGGTAAATCAGTAGTAGGTTTTTCAACTCAAAGAGCGGGGCTTTTTAACGAAGAAAATGCATATGTTGCTGGAGAGGTACAACCTAAATCAGTAGTAGGTAGTTCTCAAGACGCTGTAATTAAAGGTTCAGCTACTATAGTAAAACCTTATGGAAGCAAAAGAGTAGGTGCTAAAAAATCTACCAGCTCTCCTGCAAATATGGTCCCTAATTATAAATTTACAGGACTTAAAGATAAAGTAAAGCAAAACGCGGCTCGAAATCGTTCTTAATAATAATATATGTGGAACTTATTACTAGGTTTATTAAAAGGTGGTGACGGGAGAAAATCTGTTGCTGGTAATTTAGCTTGGGAAATAAGAGAAGCTATAAAAGGTAAAGAGTTAGACCCAAACCAATTACTTGAAATCCAAACTAAAATAAATGAAATTGAGGCTGGTCATAGAACAGTATTCGTTGCTGGCTGGCGTCCATTTATAGGATGGGTATGTGGATTTGCTTTAGCTTATAATTTCGTTGTACGCGATTTATTTATATGGGCTTTAAAACCCGAAAGTATTCCGCCTGCATTACAAATGGAACATTTAATGACTGTACTATTAGGAATGCTCGGATTAGGTGGCCTTAGGACCTATGAAAAAATTAAGGACAAGGTAAAATAATAATAATCAATTAAATTAAATTAAATGAAAAAAGTAGAAGATCAAGCAGAAATGGTAATTACTGAAGAGCAATTATCTAAAATTCAAGAACAACAAAAAAAATTAAATACTCTCTTAAGAGATATTGGTTTTGTAGAATCACAAAAGCATATATTGCTGCATCAACAAGCAGATCTTAATAAAGAAATTGAAGAGTATAAATTAGAGCTTGAAAAAGAATACGGTGCAATTACCATTGACATTGAAACAGGTTCTTATACTGAAGTACCTAAAGATACCAAATAATGAGTTCTGTTATAAGAAAAATAAGTATTGGTTCTGACTACAAAAATGAAGCAATGCATTATTCAGTTGGTCAGCAAGTATATGGAGGCCACGAAATAGCTTATATACTTTTAGACGAACAAGATAATTCTTATAACATTTATATAAAGAAAAACAACGAGGTAATGCCATGGAAGAAATTTAATTCAAACATGGCAATATCCGTTGAATATGATCTTGAATATTAATGAATAGTATATACGATTTTATTGTAGAACCTTTAGGGGAAAGATACGATAATAATATTAAGATTGGTAAAAAAAACTTAATAGTAAATACAAAAATTGAAAGTTGGAAATTTGTAAATAATATGGCTAAGGTTGTTAAAACTCCATTAGCATATGATACAGGTATAAAAGTTGGTGATACTATTGTAATACATCATAATGTCTTTAGAAGATTTTATGATATGAAAGGTAAACAAAAAGATAGTAGATCATTCTTTAAAGACAATTTATATTTTTGTGCTTTAGATCAAATTTATTTATATAAAAGTAATAAAGATTGGAAAAGTTTTGGAGACAGATGCTTTGTTTCTCCTTTAAAAAATAAAGATCAATTTTCACTTGAAAAAGAGCAAAAGCTTATTGGTATACTAAAGTATGGCAATAGCTCCTTAAACAAGCTTAAAATCAATCCTGGGGACCTTGTCGGGTATACACCAAATAGCGAATATGATTTTGTTATAGATAACGAAAGATTGTATTGCATGAAATCAAATGATATTGTAATTAAATATGAATATAAAGGAGACGAAATTAAATATAATCCTAGCTGGACAGAAAGCAGTTGAGGAATTAATTAAAGTAGCTGAAGAAAAAATTGTTACTGGTACGGAAGACGATGTTTCTGCTGATAGATTAAAAAACGCAGCAGCAACTAAAAAACTAGCAATATTTGATGCTTTTGAAATTTTAAACCGTATTGAAGCTGAAAGAAACTTAATTGAGGATAAACCAATAAAACAAAAAGAAAGTTTTAGTGGGTTTGCTGAAAAGAGATCAAAATAATGTATACACAGTCTCTTACAAAAACAATAACACCAATTAAACCCAAAATTATAAAACGAATGAATCGTTATAATAAATGGGAATATGGCTATAATAAAGAATACGATATTATAGTTATAAGTAAAACCGGTAAGATTGGTGAAATAATTGAAATACAAAACTTAGTAATAGCATTACCAGAAAAGCCTAAGGAAGTTGTTAATACTGAAAACAGATGGGTAGCAAGTGAATACCCAAAAGAATTAAGTAATATTAAAACTGTTTTTGACTGGGAAACATATCCTGATAATTTTAAAAATAAATGGTATGGGTATATTGATGAAGAGTTTACAAAACGCGACGAGGGGGCTTGGTTCTACAACAATAAAGTTCCAACTTATATTACTGGTACTCATTACATGTACTTGCAGTGGACCAAGATTGATGTTGGGAGACCAGATTATAGAGAAGCAAATAGAATTTTCTTCATATTTTGGGAAGCCTGTAAAGCTGATAGTAGATCCTACGGAATGTGTTATCTTAAAAATAGACGATCAGGATTTAGCTTTATGGCTTCAGGGGAGGCCGTTAACCAAGCTACAAGTACTTCAGATGCGCGGTTTGGAATATTATCAAAATCTGGAGCGGATGCAAAAAAGATGTTTACGGATAAAGTGGTTCCAATATCAGTTAACTACCCATTCTTTTTTAAACCAATACAAGACGGGATGGACCGCCCCAAGACAGAATTGGCATATAGAGTACCGGCGTCAAAGCTTACCCGTAAATCAATCACGTCAAAGGAGACCAGAGAGGAACTCGAGGGGCTCGATACAACAATCGACTGGAAGAACACCGGGGACAACTCGTACGACGGAGAGAAGCTCCGGCTCCTCGTCCACGATGAATCAGGGAAATGGGAAAGACCGGACAATATCCTCAATAACTGGAGGGTCACGAAAACAACGTTAAGATTAGGTAGTAAGATTATTGGCAAGTGCATGATGGGATCAACATCAAACGCTTTAGATAAAGGAGGTAATAATTTTAAGAAACTTTATGACGAATCAAACGTTGCCAAAAGAAACCGCAATGGACAGACTAGCTCAGGATTATATAGTTTGTTCATACCTATGGAATGGAACTTCGAAGGATTCATTGATACTTATGGACTACCTGTATTCGAAACGCCAGCAGAACCAATTAAAGGAGTTGATGGCCAATGGATTGACGTTGGGGTTATAGAACACTGGGAGAATGAGGTTGATGGTTTAAAAAGTGACCAAGATGGTTTAAATGAATTTTATCGTCAGTTTCCAAGAACAGAGCAGCATGCGTTTAGAGATGAAACAAAACAATCTTTATTTAATTTAACAAAAATCTATGAGCAAATAGATTATAATGAAGATTTAAGAAACTCATCAGTAGTTACTACTGGAAGTTTTAGCTGGGAGAATGGAATAAAAGATACTAGAGTAATATTTATGCCAAATAAAGATGGAAGGTTTAAAGTTTCTTGGGTTCCTAATAAAAATCTCCAAAACCGAGTGATAATAAAGAATGGCATTAAATATCCTGGTAATGAAGACTTAGGGGCATTTGGCTGTGATAGTTATGATATTTCAGGAACAGTTGATTCAAGAGCGTCTAACGGATCGCTACATGGACTAACTAAATTTTCAATGGAAGACGTGCCACCAAATAGTTTTTTCTTAGAATATATTGCAAGACCTCAAACTGCAGAAATATTTTTTGAAGACGTATTGATGGCTTTAGTATTTTATGGTATGCCAATACTAGCAGAAAACAATAAACCAAGATTATTATATTATTTAAGAAGAAGGGGTTATAGAGGCTTTTCAATGAACCGACCAGATAAGCTTTGGAATAAATTATCGGTAACTGAAAAAGAAATAGGAGGAATACCTAACTCAAGTGAAGATATAAAGCAAGCTCACGCGGCGGCTATTGAATCTTACATTGAAACTTATGTGGGATTTTTAGGTGAAGGCTATGGAGATATGTATTTTCAAAGAACGCTAAATGACTGGGCAAAATTTAATATTAATAAAAGAACTTCTCACGATGCTTCTATTAGTTCAGGACTTGCTATAATGGCTTGTAATAAAAATAGATATGCCCCAATAAATAAAGTGGATAGACCTACAGTTACCTTAGGATTTAAAAAATACAATAATGATGGTAGTACCTCAAAAATTATACTTTAAATGAATATACAAACAAATACCAATAGTTCTTTTCCTAGCCAAGTCGTTAGCGATGCCGAAAAAGCTAGCTTAGAATATGGTACACAAGTAGCTCATGCTATTGAACAAGAGTGGTTTGACCAAGGTAGAACTAACGGTAATAGGTATTTAACTAATTGGAATAATTTTCATTCGCTCAGGCTATATGCAAGAGGTGAACAATCAATACAAAAATATAAAGATGAATTCGCTGTAAATGGTGATATATCGTATCTTAATTTAGATTGGAAGCCAGTACCTATTATTCCTAAATTTGTAGACATTTTAGTTAATGGTATATCAGAAAAAGAAGTTGAGATTAAAGCGTATGCCCAAGATCCTGAATCTTTAAAAAGAAGAACGGATTATGCAACCGCTATTATGCGAGACATGTACGCCAAAGACCTTATTGAGAAAGCAAATGCCATGACTGGCCAAAACTTTTTTAATTCTCCGGTGCCCCCAAGTGAATTACCTGAAACACCTGAGGAACTAGAGGTTAAGCTTCAAACAAGTTACAAAGAAGGTATTGAAATAGCACAAGAAGAGGCTATTAACAATACACTTGATTTTAATAAATACGAATTAACCAAACGTAGAATAGTTTATGACCTGACTGTAATTGGTATAGGTGCTGCAAAAACTAACTTTAATAAAAGTAATGGTATTACTGCAGAATACATAGACCCTGTTTATTTAGTTTATTCATATACAGAAGACCCTAATTTTGATGACATTTATTATGTTGGTGAAATTAAGTCTATTACTATTCCTGAATTAAAAAAACAATTCCCACATATTTCTGAAGAGGAATTAAAAAATATTCAGAATATGCCTGGTAACAAACAATATATAACAGGCTGGGGTAATTACGACGAAAATACGGTACAAGTTCTTTATTTTGAATACAAAACTTATAACAACCAAGTATTTAAAATTAAACAAACCGAAAATGGTCTTGAAAAAGTTATACAAAAAGATGATAGTTTTGATCCTCCTGAAAATGATAACTTTAAAAAAGTATCTAGAACAATTGAAGTGTTATATACTGGAGCAAAGGTTTTAGGTAACAACACAATGCTTGACTGGAGATTAGCGCAGCATATGTCAAGGCCTTATGCAGATACTACAAAAGTAAAAATGAATTATACAATTGCTGCTCCAAGAATGTATAAAGGTAAAATTGAATCTATAGTTAGCAGAATAACAAGCTTTGCTGATATGATTCAACTAACGCATTTAAAACTGCAACAAGTTATGTCTAGAATAGTTCCTGATGGAATATTTTTAGATATGGACGGTTTAGCGGAAGTGGATTTAGGCAATGGAACGAATTATAATCCTGCGGAAGCTTTAAATATGTACTTTCAAACGGGTAGCATTGTGGGTAGATCTTTAACCCAAGATGGTGATCTGAACAGAGGTAAAATTCCTGTACAAGAGTTAGCAACCTCATCTGGCCAAGGTAAAATAAATTCTTTGATAAATACTTATCAGTATTATTTGCAGATGATACGAGATGTTACAGGGCTTAATGAGGCTGTAGATGGAAGTAGTCCAGATAAAAATGCTTTAGTAGGATTACAAAAAATGGCAGCTAACGCATCTAATGTAGCCACAAGACATATATTGCAAAGTAGTATGTACATCTACTTAAGAGTATGCGAAAATATATCTTTAAGGATAGCGGATGTTTTAGATTTCCCATTAACTGCAAATGCTTTAAAAAATAGTATTTCAACATTTAATGTTAAAACATTACAAGAAATATCAAACCTTAATCTTCATGACTTTGGTATATATTTAGAATTAGAACCAGAGGAAGAAGAGAAAGCACAGCTTGAGCAAAATATACAAGTTGCTTTACAATCAGGAGGTATTGATCTTGAAGATGCAATTGATATTAGACAAATTAAAAACTTAAAGCTTGCTAATCAGTTGCTTAAGTTTAAAAGAAAGAAAAAACAAGAAAGAGCAGAGGCTCAACAGATTGCTAATATACAAGCTCAAGCACAAGCAAACGCTCAAGCGTCCGAAGCTGCAGCACTCGCTGAAGTACAAAAGCAACAAGCATTAACTCAAGAAAAAGTTAGTATTGAACAAGCTAAATCTCAATTTGAAATTCAAAGGTTACAAACTGAAGCTCAAATAAAGAGAGAGTTAATGGCTGAAGAGTTTAATTATCAAATGCAGTTAGCTCAGATTAGAGCACGTGCTGATATGCAAAAAGAAAAAGAGATTGAGGATAGAAAAGATAAAAGAGTTAAAATACAAGGAACTCAACAATCTGAATTAATAGATCAGAGACAAAATGATTTATTACCTAAAAACTTCGAATCTGCGGGAAATGACAGTCTTAGTGGATTTGGCCTAGAACAATTTATGCCTAGGTAACATTTATTAACCAATTTTATATTATTATATTATGTCAGAACAAGTAAAACAAGAAGGGGATTTTAAATTAAAAACAAAAAAACCTTCTGTAAAAAAATTAGCTAAGCCTAATGATATTATTAAAGTAGATTTAACACCTAAAAAAGAAGAGGATGCCATTCAAAAGCAAAGCACAGATGCAAGCGTGTTACGCACAGAACAACCCGAAGTGGGATTGCCAGAAGTGGTCGAAAGAAACGAAGAACAAAAAGTCGTTACCCAAGAGGTTGTTGAAGAAAACCCAATAGTAATACAGGAAATAACAGAAGAAGAGGTCGAAGCAGAGGCTGTACAGCTAGTAGAAGAGGCCAATGCCGCAATTGAAAACCAAGAAACTACAGGTAAGCAGTTACCAGAAAACATAGAGAAACTTGTTTCATTTATGGAGGAAACTGGTGGAAGTGTAGAAGATTATGTTCGTCTTAATGCTGACTATTCAAATGTAGACAACACTACTTTATTAAAGGAATATTATAAAAACACCCGTCCGCATTTAGATGCTGAAGAAGTCTCTTTTTTAATAGAGGATGCTTTTAGCTGGGATGAAGATATTGATGATGAGCGAGACATCAAAAAGAAAAAACTCGCTTTCAAAGAGGAAGTTGCAAAAGCTAAAACGCATTTGGATGGTCTTAAAAGTAAATATTACGAGGAAATCAAGTTGAGACCTGGTATTACACAAGAGCAAAAAAATGCAATGGACTTTTTCAATCGATACAACGAGGAGCAGAATATAGCTAAACAACAACACGAAAGTTTTAAAAACAATACTAAAGAGCTTTTCAATAATGATTTCAAAGGTTTTGATTTCGCAATTGGAGAAAAGAAATTTAGATATAGTGTACAAAACGCTAGTCAAGTTGCTGAAAACCAATCAAATATCAATAATCTAATCAAGAAGTTCTTGAATGACAAAGGAGATGTTGTTGATACAAAAGGTTATCACAAGGCTATGTATGCCGCTGAAAACGTAGATAAAATTGCAAATCATTTTTATGAGCAAGGAAAAGCAGATGCTGTTAAGGAAGTAATTAGTAGTTCCAAAAACATTGATGCAACGCCTAGACAATCACCTAGTGATATTTATATAAATGGTTTAAAAGTTAGAGCTATTAGTGGTGCTGATTCTTCAAAACTAAAAGTACAAACAAGAAAATTTAACAATTAAAATTTACAATTATGGCAGTAGTACCTGTAGCACCCGAATATGGGTCAATTAAACCTTCTCAGAAGCAACAACTTCTTGAGAGCAACTATTTGGATTTTACAAATGGAACCAATGATTTTGCACAACAGTATCTTCCTGAAATTTACGAAGCTGAAGTAGAGCGTTACGGAAACCGTACACTTTCTGGATTCTTACGTATGGTTGGTGCTGAAATGCCAATGACATCTGATCAGGTTGTTTGGTCAGAACAAAATAGATTGCATATTGCATATAATGATGTAACTAAAGCAACTGAAACTACTTTAACTTTTGCACTAAACGCAACAGCTGGACCTAGTTATGTAGCTAACGTTATTTCTAAAAACCAAACATTAGTAGTAGTTGATCCTGCAACTGGGCAAGATCTTAAAGTTTTTGTAACAGATAGTGTAAACACTTCTCCTACTCTAGCTACTATTACAGTTAAGCCTTATACAGCAGCTGATATGACTGCTCTTTCTGCAGTAGCAGGAGCACTTAAAATCTTTGTATATGGTTCTGAATACAAAAAAGGAACAACTGATTCTGATATTAAATCTGTAACTCCTTCTTTTACTCAGTATAGTAATTCACCTATTATCATCAAAGAAAAGTATTCTATCTCTGGATCTGATACTGCTCAAATTGGATGGGTTGAAGTTGCTACCGAAGCTGGAGCATCTGGATATTTATGGTATCTAAAAGCTGAATCTGAAACTCGTTTACGTTTTGAAGATTATCTTGAAATGTCTGTAGTTGAAGGTGAATTAGTTTCTGGTGGGTCTACACTTGGTGCAGATGGTTACAAAGGAACTGAAGGTCTTTTTGCTGCTATTCAATCAAGAGGTAACGTTATTAATAACTTTACTGCTGTTGGTGGTCTTGGATCATTTGATAATATCCTTAAAAATTTAGATACTCAAGGAGCTATTGAAGAAAACATGCTTTTCTTAAATCGCCAAACGTCTCTTGATTTTGATGATATGCTAGCTGGTCTTTCTGCTGGAGCAAATGGAGGTACTGCTTATGGATTGTTTGAAAACTCTGAAGAGATGGCATTGAATCTTGGATTCACTGGTTTCCGTAGAGGATCATATGATTTCTATAAGACTGACTGGAAATACTTAAATGATGCTTCTACTCGTGGTGCTACTAATGGCGCTGGAGAAGTAGGATCTGGTATTGATGGTGTACTTGTACCTGCTGGTACTTCAACTGTATACGATCAAATTCTTGGAACTAATATCCGTAGACCATTCTTACACGTTCGTTATAGAGCTTCACAAGCTGACGACAGAAGAATGAAGTCTTGGCTAACTGGTTCTGTTGGAGGAGCTTATACTTCTGACCTTGATGCAATGGAAGTTCACTTCCTTTCTGAAAGATGTCTAGTTGTACAAGCAGCCAACAATTTTGTATTGTTTACTGCATCTGCATAACAACAATTTGTAATTATTACCCTCGATGTAATTTCGGGGGTAATTTTTACTTTTATAAATTATTTAATCTTATTATATTATGGCTAAAAAAGCTACCACTTCTACAGAAGAAGTATTTGAAGAAACAATGGTTATTGAACAACCTAAAAAAGAAACCCCAAAAGTATCTGCTAAACCAGAATGGGAAATTAAAGACAGAAGTTATTATTTAACTGGGGCTCATAGCCCGTTAACATACACATTAGCTTCTAAACATACCAGTAGATTTCCATTGCTATGGTTTGATGCTGTTGCTGGTGAGCAAAAAGAAATAAGATATGCAACAAATCAAAATTCTGTGTTTGTTAGCGATCAAAAGGGCGAGGCTACATTAGGCCACATTATTTTTCAAAATGGTACATTAACTGTGCCTAAAGAAAAACAAAATTTACAAAAACTACTATCAATATTCCATCCTAAGAAGGGTAGAGTATATGAAGAATTTGATGCTGTTTTAGAAGCTGCAGATGAATTAAATGATTTAGAATTGCAACTTGACGCATTAATGGCCGCTAGAAATATGGACATTGACCAAGGAGAAGCAATCTTAAGAGTTGAAATTGGTTCTACAGTATCTACAATGAGCTCTAAAGAAATTAAAAGAGATTTATTATTGTTTGCAAAACGGAATCCAGTTTTGTTTATGGACTTAGCAAATGATGATAATGTTCAACTTCGTAATTTAGCTATTAAAGCTACTGAAGAAGGTATTATAAAAATATCTCCTGACCAGCGAACCTTTATGTGGGGTGCTAATGATCGTAAATTAATGACAGTTCCTTTTGATGAAAACCCATACTCAGCGATGGCAGCTTTCTTTAAAACAGATGAGGGCACTGAAGTTTTTAGATCAATAGAGAAAAAACTAAAATAACATGTAATATATTTTATAGTAGGTAAGCCGTTTTAAATGCGGCTTATTTGCTATAAATAATAAAAAATATAAAATGGCAATAAACGTAAATACTGTATATCAAACAGTATTATTAATACTTAATAAAGAACAGCGTGGGTATATGACGCCTTTAGAGTTTAATAATATTGGCACACAAGTTCAGCTTGAAATATTTGAAAAGTATTTTGAGGATTTGAACCAACAAATACGTGTTCAGCAAACAGATACAGATTATGCGGATAGGGTTGCTAACTTAGATGAGAAATTATCTATATTTAAAACATTTGGTGATGCGGTATATAATAACACTACACCTACTAATACTTATTTTACATTACCAACAACCGACGGTTATGGATCAACTGTATCTTTTTACAGACTTGGCACTGTAACTTATAATAATGAAGTTGAACTTCAAAGACTTCAAAGAGGTGAATTTACATACATTGATAAATCTCCTATAACAAAACCCACTTTAGACTGGCCCGTATATTTATACGAGAACCAAAAACTATTTGTTAAACCAACAACAATAGTAAATAATATTCAGGTTGATTATATAAGAAAACCTAATAATGTTATTTGGGGTTTTACAACAGGTAATTTAGGGCAGTATATATATAACAAAAATGAATATGATGCTACAACTCAACCAAATGGTTCAATTCAATTTGAGCTTCATGAGTCTGAACAGACTGAGTTAATATTAAAAATATTAGTATATGCTGGTATCATTATAAGAGATCCACAAATTGTACAAGCGGCTGCACAACAAGTGCAAGCTGAAGAAATAAATAAAAAAAGCTAATAAGTTATGGCAAAACCTGATGGTGGTTTAATAACCGAAACAAACAGACAATATTATAGCGGGGCTCAAGGTTTTTTAGTAACTGAAGGGCAAACTAATTTTGTGTGTACATTTAATACTGATTTAAAATTTGGTAGCTATAGCCCAACAGTTAACGCTTATGCTTTAAATAATTTTGTGCTTTATGCTAGCCAAACAGGTTTACCAGGTAGTTTTTACGAATATATTGCAGAATATACAGTAACTAAAAACACTATAACATTAGCTGCAGCCCCACTTACTAATAGTTTTGTTGTAGTACAATTAAAATCAGAAACAGGTAGTAACTACGGAAACGAAGATGCTTTTGGTACTACTGTACAAGAAAATTATAACAACTACGCTTACTTAAGTGTTAATGATGTTATAAATAACTTTATGGTTGCTTATGTTGGTGCTGGTAAATTAATACCTAGTGTTAAAAGAACTGACGTTATATTTCATGTAAAGCGTGGATTACAAGAGCTTAGCTATGATACTTTAAAAAGTATTAAATCTCAAGAATTACAAATACCAGCTAGTTTATCTGTACCTATTCCTCAAGATTATGTTAATTATGTTAAATGTTCTTGGGTAGATAGCTTAGGTGTAAAACATATTATATATCCTACAACATTAACTTCAAATCCATACTCAAAATTACCACAAGATGATGATGGTTTGCCTTTGCAGGATAATTATGATGATAATATATCCGCAAGTCAATATGCAACCGAAGAAAGATGGGGCACGGCAAATAAAAAATTAATTAGCGGAGGATTTAATGTTAATGATATTAATAATGGTCTTAACCCTGATTGGTGGAATAGTTGGGGTGCTGGTGGATTTTACGGACAACGGTTTGGTAATTCTCCAGAAACATCACAGATTAATGGTTGGTTTACAATAAACGAAAGAGAAGGGAAATTTTCTTTTTCTAGCGACCTGGTTGGAGCAATTATTATATTAGAATACATTTCTGATGGATTAGCTTATACGGCTGATATGCGCATCCCTAAGCTTGCTGAGGACGCTATATATGCATATGTTCTCCATGGAATTATGCATGGGCGTATGAATGTACCTGAATATATTGTAAACCGTTTAAAAAGAGACAAAAGCACAAAGATTAGAAATACTAAAATAAGATTATCCAATATAAAACTTGAAGAAATAACTCAAGTTATGAGAGGTAAATCTAAATGGATTAAACACTAAAATTAAATGGCTGAAGTTAAAAATGCTTTTATTAAATCCAAAATGAATCAAGATCTAGATGATAGATTACTACCATCTGGAGAATATCGTGAAGGAATTAATATACAAGTAAGTAAATCGGAAGGTGCTGATGTAGGTGCGTTACAGAATATTTTAGGTAATAAAAAAGTTGTAGATTTTAGGTCTATAACTGGAGTAAATGATTTAGTTACAATTGGAGAATTTACGGATGCTACCAATGATACTATCTATGTTTTTTTAACTAATAACACCGATACTAACTATAACTTTAATCCTACTTATAATAGTGCAGCCAAAAATTTTATATACTCCTATAATGTGTTAAATGGTAATACCGTTAAACTTGTAGAGGGTAATTTTTTAAACTTTTCTACAACTAATCCAATATATGGGGTTAATGTTTTAGAGAGTTTATTATTTTGGACTGATAACAGAAATCAACCAAGAAAAATAAATATTATATCTGCAACTCAATCCGCAGATTATTATACTACAGAAGACCAAATATCAGTAGCGAAATTAAACCCATTTAAACCTATTGAGTTATATAGAAATACAGGGTCTGATGCTTCTCCTATATGGGAAACTACACTGCTAGATGTTACTAGTCAATTTTTACCAGATGGTATTACAGCAAATCCAAATTACAATCCAACTTACGCAGGAGATCCAGATTATTTAGAAGATAAATTTGTAAGGT